CTTCAGGTCAGATGCGGAGCCGGGCACGAAGTTCATTTCGAAAGACGCGGAGCCGGGATCCTTCAAGCCGGCTATAAACTCGCGGGTACGGTTGGACGACTGCATGTGCGTCACGTCGACCTGCTCGACCGAGTCCGTCGGCGGCGAGATGTTGAACACTTCCGCGATCGCGATCCAGTTGTCGCCATCGTCCTGGCTGATGTGGAAATAGGAGCCATAGCCTATTGCGGCGTCTGTCATGACATTTCTCCATGCGCGAGAGGCCGCGCGAATGGCGGCAGGGTTGAAGTCTGGTTGTGGAGCCGATTACTCGGAGTGGTGGACGATGACGTCGACGGAAGCCCGGAAGAGCTCGTCGGGATCGCCACCCTCGATGCCGGTCAGGTCACTCTCGTTGTCGATGAACACGGCCTGGATCGTGCCGCCCCTGTAGCCGGAGAGGGCGGCGACGATCGCGGACATGACTGTGTTCGTCCCGGCATAGGTGTCGGCATAGACGTCGATCTGAACCCGGCTGACGACATAGCCGGATGCGCCGGATGCGTGATAATCGCGCACCCCGGAGATCCGCGACAGCACGACATAGGGCCGGGCCGGCGCCGTCTGCGGCGCGCGCCCCCAGTATCGGCGCGGGGCTGCCGATGCCAGGAGGGCTGTGAGTTCCTGCTCCATCAGCCCTTCGCCGCCTTCTTCATGGCCCGAGCCCTGGCGCGACTGACCGCCTTATCAATTTCCTTGCCGAGTTCGCTTTTGATGATTTCCAGCGCAGTCATTTTCTGCGTGTCCCATGCTGGCCGCATATACGGCGTTCCCGGTTGTGTTTCCGAGCCGAACTCCTGAACCAGCGTCTTGATGGCAGCCTGTTTCGTACGCTGCCTTACAGGGCCTACGAACGCCTCAGCGAATGCCTCATCAGCGCCTTTTTGGGCCGTCCGCGCTGCCATGCCAGCCTGCTTTCTGGTCGCCCCGGACTTCATGGCATTATAGAAAGCACGGTCTTTCGCACTATGCCCAACGGGCTTTTTCGTACTGACGATAATGCTTTCCCTGAGTGCCCCGGTATCCACAGGAGCGCCTGCCTGCGCTGCGGCTCGGATTGGCTCGCCTGCCATTTTCAACACGCGAGTAAGGGTATTCCGTGCCGTGGCCTTGGTCAGTTCGCCCAATGCCTTGTCGAGCTCCTTCAGTCCGTCCACGCGGATCGTGACCTTGCCCGCCATCAGCTTGCCCCGGCTTCGACCAGCATTTCGAGGAAGTCGCGGTTGTCCTTCGCCTCGCGCGGATTCTCGCGGATGTTGAATATCTCGCCTGTGTTAGCATTCACGGCCCGGTCCGATGGCAGGATGCCGCGCGCCTGCGCGCTGTTCCGGATTGTCAGGATCGCCGGCTGCCTGGCGTTGAGACGCGCCGCCAGGACCGCCTCGCCGCCGCGCATGAACTGGATGCCGCCCCAGGCCGTGAACAGGTCCTGCCAGTTTGGCGCAGCCGGATGGCCGGTCCAGTCGGCCGTCGCGGTATCGCGCTGGATCGTGAAACGATCGCGGAGATGCTCGGAACGGTTCAGCACGGCGGATCCCACAACGGACGGACGAGGCTTTCGATGGCCTTGCGGCAGGATTCGCGCTCGACCCCGTCCATCGTCATGCGGACGTGCAGGATGATCGCGGTCTTCATCATCTGGATCCGCGGATCGAAACTGTCGGTGATGCCCGCATAGTACCGGACGCGGACGGTATCGCCTTCCGGCCAGGACTGGCCTGAAAGGAGTTCGACCTTTCCGAGTTCCGAAACGCTATAGATCGTATTGTCGACGATCTGCTCGGCGCCATCGCTGTCTAGATAGTAGATCTCGACCTGGCCGGTCACCGGCCCCGCAGGAAGGCAAACGAGATCGTCAAACTCATCCGTCGTGTATTCAATGCCCTGCACAGCGACAGAAATCCCGAGCCAGCCCTTCGGCCCGTCCATCTCGCCCTGCGCCGCCATGATCAGACCGTTGATCAGCGTGTTCCGGTCGTCGGAATACTCGCCGATAGCCGTCTTGGCCTCATCGAGCGTCACCAGCGGAAACGGCTGGTCGAATACGGTGGTGGTCATCAGCGACCCCCGATCTTCGACAGGACCGGATACAGGTCGCACTTCACAACCGATCCGTCGCCATTGGTCGCCGTCAGCATGCCTTCGCCGTCGATTTCCATGCGCCTGAGCCCTTCGCCCGGAAGTCCGCGAAGCCCGACGCCAGGATCTCCCTTCAAGCCCGGCTTACCCTGCTTGCCCTGGGCTGCGAGAAGGTTCCACCCGTCCCCAGGGCATGGGCCCGGATTGTCCTTCCTGGCGACGAACGATGCGCCGTTGACCATCACGATATCGAGGCGGTCATAGGCCTTCTCGGGATCGAAGAGGCCGGTTGGATTGAGCGAACGGCCATCCTCGCCGTCGCGGCCGCGCGAAACGATGCACGTCCAGTCGTCGTGCGGCGGCGCCTTGCCGGTATCCCTCGCCGCCTGGAACAGGCTGCCATCGAATGAAGCGACTTCCCCCCGGTAATAGACCCGATCCTCCCAGGCCTTGACGACAGGAAGGGCGCCGATCGGTCCTTCCGGGCCCCGTTCACCATCCTTGCCGTCGACACCGTCCCTGCCGTCGGCTCCGTCTTTCCCGTCCTTCGGAATCGGGATCATCGACACCGCTTCGGCGACCATCGCGCGGATCGCTTCCGGATCCGCGTCCCGTCCGTCCTTCGGCAGTTCCCATCCGTCGACCGTCTCGCGGGCGACCTCCACGGCAGCCAGGACGGCAGCCTCACGGACGAGGGCGGCGATTTCCTCGGCGGTCGGTGCGACCGCATCCTTGCCGTCGACGCCGTCCCTACCATCCCGGCCATCGGCGCCATCCTTCAGCGATGCCATGCGATCAGCCAGCCGCCGCTCGATTTCCGCAACGGATGCGAGGCGAGCTTCGAGTTCCGCCATCCTGGCCGCAAACTGTGCTTCCCGAATTTCGCGCTCACAGCGCGCCTCACGCTGCAATTCCGCGAGCGCGCGAGCAACGCGGTCGGCCGCGGCATCAATGAAGGTGGCCAGCGTGGCGGGCTGTGAGTTCATCGATCTGTCTCGTGAAATCGTCATAGCCTCGCTCATCGGCTTCCTCTTGCGGCTCCGCCTCTGCCGGCGATGGATCGGGAGTTGGCGGCTGCATCTGAGATCCATAGGACAGCGGAACCACCTGTTGCTGGACGCGAGGCATCCTGCCGTGGCCGCCCTCGACTTCCGGAAGGTCCTCGTCGGCGCGCGCCTCGTCCGGGCTGTAGATGCCGCTGATCACGCCTCGCGCCAGCGCCTCGATCCGATCCTTGTAGGCGCTGCGCAGGAGCGCCCTGGTATCGAACTCGACGTACTCATCGGGCATGCCCTTGAGACGGAACAGGAGCCCGAAGGCTTCCTCGATGTGGTTGAGGGCAAACCCGAGCCCGGACGCGATCCAGGACTGCATGAGCAGTTCGGTCGACGCGAAGGACGTTCCGCCGAGCCCGAGCACCTGAAGCGGCATCCGGAAAGCGAGAGCGACGTTCTGGTCCGTCATTTTCAGAATCTCGGCGAGCTGCCCGTCGCGCGCGCTACCGGCGACCGGCTTGGCCTTGAGACCCCAGGTGAGGATCGGCGTTCCGCCCGCGTTTTCGCCCCGCGTCTGCTCGTTCCAGCGCTGGCGCAGCGCATCTGTCTGCTCCTTCGTCAGCTGCTGGTCGGTTTCCAGCATGAAGGAAGGACGCGCCTCGTTGAGATAATAGGCGATTTGCTGATTGTGGACCGCTCCGCTCAGCGCCAGATCAAGCGTATTGGCGAGAATGGGGCTTACCCCCTTCAGAGGATGCCTCGGCGTGTGCAGGCGTACATGAAGGACGTCGCGCGCGGGAAGGGGCAGGGAGAGATCGAACCTGCGTTCGGCGATCTCGTTGCCGCCGAGCCAGTAGAATATCGACCCGTCCGCGGCCACCATCGCCTGGCCGGAGGTCATCTGATGCAGTTCCGCGATTTCGCCGCGCTCATCCCTGATCGCCACCGCAAAGGCCTCGCCGTGCGAATACAGGCGGCGCGTCAGGTTGAGCATGAAGTCGGATATGGACTGATAATCGTTCGGTTTGCGCAGGACGCGGCTCAGCGGAGACCCGGTGACGCGATCCCTGCCGCCATTCGGCAGCTTCCGCCAATGATCGCCGGGACACATGGCGACCGTCTGCGCATAGGCGGAGACGCACGCCTCGACCATCGCCGAACTCTCACCGTATGGCTGCGGGCTGTAGCCCATCTGCCACCAGTTCAGGTACTTGCCGGCAGTGGTCGAGAGCCAGCCGCCATCGACAAAATAAGGGCCGGGGCGAACTTCGCCCTCGGCCGCCTTCTTTCGCCACGGCAAGATGCGATCGAGAAACGACACGTCAGTCGGCCTTTGCTTCGCGCGTCCTGTAGCCCCTGCGGTGGGGCTCCGGCTTCATGTCGCGGGAGCCATATCTGGCGCGCTCCGCAGCGGCATCCACCCCGCCGCGGGAACGGGGCCCGTGCGGAGCATAGGCCACCGCACGGCCGTCCCTGTGGCGAAGCCGGCCGTCCTTGTCCGGGGCGATCTCAAGCGGATCACCCAGGGACCCATCCTCGAGGATGTACCAGGTCTCGGTCATCGCCCGTCGTCCACGGTAATGACGAATGTGCCCGACTTCGAGGCGCCGCCTTGCGCAACGACGATCTTCACGCGGTCTCGACCGAGTGCGATCCGGTCATTGACCGCGGCGCCATCCGCAGCATACAGGGCCGCAACGCCAGCCGTGCTGTGGGTTGCCGCACGCGGCCGCACGACCACGGCGGTATCCTGGTCGGTGAGGCTCAGGATCGCCTCGCCGGTCTCGTCGGCCGTGATCGTGAAGTCGACGCCGTTGGCGAAGTCGGTCTTCACATATTGGATCGACTGGATGTAGCCGGAGAAATACGGCGAATAGACCGTCGCGGCGCCGGAACCGTTCGTCGTCGCAGGAACAGAAAACTTCCTGATCATCTTCGATCTCCTCAGCCGTCAATCGTGATGTGAAGCGCGCCGGTCTTCGACACGCCGCCATTCGCCACGACGATCTTGATGCGCTCTTGGCTGACCGCGATCTTGTCGTTCACCGCAGTCCCGCCGGCCGCATAAAGCGCCGCGGCACCCGCCGTCGAATGCGTGGCCGCCCGCGGATGGCGCGTGGCCGAGGCGTTCACGTTTTCCTCGGACCAGACGGTTTCCCCGCTGTCCTCGGTCGTGACGACGAAATCGACCCCGTCGGCAAAATCGGTCTTCAGATACCGGAGGGACACGATCTTGCCCGAAAGGACGGGGCTGTAGACTTCCGCATCGCCGTCTGCATCGACAGCGATCGGAACAACGAAACGTCGGATGGTCATGGTGTTTCTCCCGCGGACTCGCCCGCTCAGGGTTGAAACGCGGGGCCGTGATTGGCCCCGCGCATTGTCGCCGGCAGATCAGTAGCTCGTGCCGTTGATCCACTGGACCATGGACGGACGTCCCATCACCCAGGAAACATCCATGAGCATGCGGACGCCGACCGTGGCCGTCTGATAGAACGAGCGGACCGGATCCGCCGTGGTCGGCCCGGTGCCGGAAACGATCTCCAGGGGCGTGGTGTCCTCCATGTGGACCGTCGCCGTCTCGTTGATGTCGAACTCCGGCGCATCGCCAACGGCGGTGTAGAAATCGGAGTTGCGGATCGCGATAAGGCGATTGGCCGTGGCGTGCGTGGACTCGACGATGTTCACGCGGCTGGATATGCCGGAGAACCAGCCGGCATTGTTGCCCGGCCCGTCCATCATCGCGATCGCAAGGGCCTGGGCCGGATTCACGATCACGGTGATGTTGTCGGCCGCATTGGCGGAAATGAACGGGGCGAGGAGGGCCTTGAAGTCCTCCTTGACCGCAAGATGGTCGCCGCCGCCGTAACCGCTCGCCGCGGCCGATACGCCGTTCAGCAGGCCGGCCGGCCGCGCGCCGCTCGATGCAGTCGCGTCGAGCAGAGCGCTGTCGAGAATGGCGGCCGTGTCCTCGAGGATGGCCTGACGGACCAGCGCCTCGATCGCCGGGGTAGAGCGCTTCGCCAGCTCGCGGGAGAAGGGGACGATGACGCCCATCTTCTTCGGAGTGAGCTCCGCCGCTGCCGTGGTGATGCGCCCGACGCGGATCGGATCGCCCTCCGCCACGAAGCCGCCACCTGCGCCACCCGCCGTCCTACGAGGCAGCTTGATCGTGCCAATCCCGTCGAAGGTCAGGCCGACGCCACGGCTGCGCAGCGCCGGATAGACCGACAGGCCCATCAGCGCCTGCAGAAATCCCTGGTTGACGGTCTGGACCAGCTCCGACGCCCATCCTGCCGTGCCGGTCGTGCCGATGGTCTGGTCCGCCTTGGCGACGACCGCGGTTGCCTCATGGCCGGGATATCGTTCGTCGAGCACGCGATCGATGCTCTTGTTGCCCGCCCCGAAGGCCGCGATACCCTGCACGGTGATGGCGCGAACCAGAAGGTCGAGCGGCTGGACTTCCCGCTGCGGAAAGCCGAGCGGACGGCGATTGACCGCAGGAACAGCGGCCTGGCCGGCCGGAGCGGCATTGATCCCGATCTTGGCTTCGGACGCCTTCATGACGGTGATCGCACGCTCTGCAGCGTCGATCTGGCCGGTCAGTTCCTCGATTGCGTCGATGTCGAGTTCCTCGGCGCCGTTCAGTTCCGCAAGGCGGTCCTTCTTGGCCGTGAGGTCGTTCTGCGCATCCTCGATGCGCTGCGAAAGGGTCTTCATGTTCGTGGCCTTTGTGATTGGCGAGGCACCTGCCTCGGGCTTGCGTTTGTCGGCGTGCTCGCCGGTATGCATGTCCCGCCGCCTCGTTTCGGCATGCTCGCCAAAGGCCAGGGACATGATCTCGTCGGAAACGTTCAGCGACTTCGCCAGCGCCAATGCGGCCGGATTGGCCGGCACGCTGACCAGCGACGTCTCCAGGAGTTCGGATTTCAGGTATCGCTGCGGACCGTAGGGCCGCTCGGCGTCGATCGGTTCGGCCTTGATCGGCCGGAATCCGACGGACACGGCGCGAAGAATGCCCTGCTCGACCAGGCCGATCAGTTCGTCCAGCCGGTAGCTCGTGCCGCGCTTTGCCAGCGTCAGACGGCCGATCAGCTTGCCGGCCTCGACGCGAAGGTCGCTCCACTTGCCGATCGGGAAGCTGCTGTTGTGGCCAAAGAGTGCAATCGGGTTCTTCTTGAAGTTTTTCAGATCCCATCCAGTCGGCTCGACGATATCGCCGTATCGGTCGACCGTGCCGTCCGACAGCACGAATTCGAGGCCGTCGCCATTGCTGGCGACCGTCTTGTGAACGATCATCGATTTTCTCCTTAATTCAGCCGAGCATGGCTTCGATCTGAAGAGGCGGCGCCGCCTCCGGATTCCAGCTCATCAGGATTGCCGCGCAGCCTGTCGCGATTATTGGGTCGATCTTAGCCGTCCCTGATACCTGCTTCGTGATCAGGATCGCATTGTCCCGGCGCTCGACCTTGGCATTTCCTGCACACCACGACATCAGGTCAAAGCCAGCGTGCGATACCGTGCCGTCCGAGAGCTTCATCTCCAGGCCCCACCAGGCAGGTGCGAGGGACCTACCCTGGTGTAACCGGCGCAGCATCTCGTCCGTCATGCCTCTCGCTATCATTTCCTCGATCAATGCAGCGACGTTGTTCGGATCGAGTCCTACGCCGTCCTTTTCTGGAAGCTTTCCGCTCGCCAGCACCCGGGAGAAAATGTCGCCGAACCCACGCGTCAGGGCGGCGGCAGTCTTGCAGATCGTGAGTGATCCTTCATTCTTGAAACCGAGTAACCTTGGCGCGATATCCTGCCTGTTCTTCAAAACTTTTTCGTGCACGAGGGCATGGTTCCAGATCAGCCATCGACGAGTACGCTTTTCCCGTCCAATCACCGCAACGCCGAGCAGATCATCGAGCCCGCCGCCATCCCCGCCGAACGTCACGACCTCTGAGCGATCAAGGAGAATATCGAGATCCTGCAGCTCGGGAACGGCCGCAGCATCCCAATATTCGGCGCCGCTCCACCCGGCTTCCGAAAGGCCGACGCCGATCTCGATGTTGAGATGCTGACTTGCCCATATCTGCTCGGCTTCCGCCGTCGCGCGGCCATTGTTCTCGTAGTCGGCCGCCAGGCGCTCCGGATCGATGGAGCGGCCTATGTTCGGCAGCAGCAAGCGCCAGTTCCGCTGATCACGCCAGAACGCCTGATCGCGCTGCAATTCCTGCGGAAACTCGTACAGCACCGGAAGCAGGATCGGAGCGCTTCCACCTTTCCCGTCGCGGATCTTCCGCGCCTTGTCCAGTTCGGTCTTCCACACACCTGCTGGCTGCTCGTCCGACTGTGTGGTGATCATCAGGACCTGGCCGCCTTGCTGGGTGATACCGCCACCACGAATCTGCTGCATGACGGCGGCGGCCTTTGCCTTTTCGCCCAACTCGTGCAGCTCGTCGATGATCGTCAGGATCGGTATTTCGCCAGTGACGATCGTCGTGTCGAAGCTTTTCACGTCGAGCTGCGTCCCGGTCTTGCGGCGCGTGATGCACTTCAGGTGGTCCTGCACCTTGAAGATGTCCTCGAGCCGGCGGTCGAGCCGGATCATGCCCTGCGCCTGTTTGAAGCATCGCTCCGAGATGTTCTGGCTCGGTGCGACGATCAGCATCTGCCGGTTCGGCGCTTCCTCCATGAACAGCGCCGTCAAACCGAGCGCTGCGACGTACGTCGTCTTGGAATTCTTCTTGGGCACCATGCACAGCAGTTCCCACACCAGGCGCTGCTTCGTGGCTGGGTTCTCGCTTGCGAGGAAGGCGCAAAGGATGTCGCGGAACCATTGGCCACAGGCCTCGGCAAGCGTCGGCGTGCCAGGCACATCCGGGAGCCGCAAGCGATTGAAGAAAGCTACTGCCTTGGCCGCTTTTTCCTCATTGACCGGCACGTCAGCCATCGGCGTTTTGCCGGCTTTGATGAGTTCCCACCAATCTGGACAGGCAAATCTCGGCAATGCCTCAGTGTGTGAGGCGAGCATTCTGGGCTTCACTTTCCAGCTCGGCCATCAGGTCCGCATCCGCAGCGATCGCACGCTGTTCGCTGATCACCTTCTTGCCCGGGCGCTCCGATGCCTTCATAGCGTCGTCGGGCTTCGCACCCATAGCGCGCTCGACTTCCATACGGTCGTTCCGATCGATTAGCGCGTTGAGTTCCTTCAAGGCGGTGATGTTGCCTGCATTCGCCTGTTCCATGGCAATTTCGATTCGCCTGGCATCGAGCATGTCACGCATCGCATAACGCTTTTTTAGCTCGGCTCTAAAATATCGCTTCAAGGTCGCGGGCGAGACGCCGAGCGCGTTGGCGATCCGCTGATTTGCCCAGCCGAGCGCCAGCAACATCTTGACTCTATTGCGGTCTCTCTCGCTTGGCTCATAAGGAGGCCGTCCGCGCTGGCCGAAGCCGACCCGCACCGGATTCCCAAACATGTCAAAAATTGGTTCCACCAGAAAAAAATCTCCGAATGGGGCT